CTTGACTGGATTCATTGTCTCCTGTCCTTCTTGGTCCGTATTCTACTTTGAACTTTGGTCCATTTTCCTCTAAGAAAGCATTTACATACTCTAAGACTGTGTAAGAATGTCCAGAACCTAAAGGCTCGTAATCTGTCATTGCACCTGGCTCATGTATTGCTCTCATTATTGCATCACATAAATCATCTACATGGACATAGTCTCTTACACACGTCCCATCTTTTGTATTGTAATCATTACCATATATGGTAAAGAGTCCTGTTCCACATGCATTAACTGTAGCAGCATGTAATCCTTCAGGGTTTGTAGGGTTTCGTCCTCCTACATTATAAAATCTAAATATAGTATATTCTTTACATTCAGCTTTTACAATATCTTCCGCAAGTAGTTTAGATTTTGCATAAGGGGAAGTTGGATTAAATGCAGCACCGGTAGAAGCAAAGATAAACTTTGCGCCATGGAAGGCATCAATTACTCTCTTAGTTCCCATTATATTTGTGTTGTAATACTTTGAAGGTTTACATACACTTTCCCCAACTTTTACTAGTCCTCCTAGATGCACAACACAATCATACATTAGCCAATGCTGTTCAATACCACTTCCATCACGAGGAATATTTTGAATATCCCAATTATGTATGTCTAACTCTAGTACTTCATGCTCTGTAGTCTTTAGCTTCTCAACTAAGCACTTACCTATAAATCCGTTACTACCTGTTACTGCTATTCTCATTTACTCTGTTCCTTAATTGTGTTGTGGAAAAAGAATGTTGCCTACTTGTGTAAAAAACTTCGTGTAACCCTTTTCCTGTAAATTCTCTGTCTACATAATCTTCTCCGACAAAACGAAGATGTATTTCTGTAGCTTCTAATAAGTCTAATAGACTTTGTTCTGTATCATATGGAATGATTTCGTCTATGTACTTTACCCCTCTAAGTTGTATATACCTTTCATATACAGACTGTATAGGGCTATTTTTCTCTTGTCTATCTATGGTTGGGTCAGTTTGTAACCCTACTATTAGATAATCGCAATTACTCTTTGCTTCTCTGAGCATTACTATATGCCCTGCATGTAAGAGATCAAATGCTCCACATGTAAATCCTACTCTACATGTCATTGATAGCTTCTCCTGTACTCATGCTCTCTTTCATTTCCTGTCTATCTTCAGGATTCATAACAGATGTAGGCCCTATACGTAAGGTTTCCCAATCCATTTCTGAAGTAAAATCTCTCATTTGTGCGCTTCTCATTTTCTGACAACTAAAGGTCATACAGTTATCCTGTTGTTCCCAAGCGTTTAAGCTGTACGCTGCATCAGCAGCATCAAGTATACCCTTTGCAAATCTTGCTTCTCCTGTAGCATCAGTCTGATATGGAGAGAACACCATAGTTTCGTATTGCTGAGCCATAGACTTCAGAGTTTTACTTACTTCTATTTGTTCTGTCCACTCATACTGACGACCTGAGGCTAGTGAGCGTTTGACTTGGTTTAGATAGTCTACTATAATAATACCAACATCTGGCAACTGATTCATTTTTGTTTTAAGCACTGCGTCAATCTTACCAATAGTCAGCATTGGATCATAAATAATCTCAATCTGCTTATCCTCGCGAAGAGGATTTCTGATAAGCTTAGTGTGTAAATCATTAAAGTCTCTATGATTATAGAAATCAGTGAGTAAGTCCCCACTATCTTGATAACGATCACACCACCACTTTGCTACTCTATCCCACTCATCTCTGGAGAGATTCTTTCTGTGTAGTCTGTTCACTGGTACATTAGCACCGAGCGCACAGATACGTTGCAGAATTTGTCTGCTATCCATTTCGATAGTGAAGTAAAGAGCTGAACGCCCTTGCTCATAAATGTTGTTTGCCAAGTTAGCACATGTAATAGACTTACCTGCACCACGTCGTCCTCCCACTAGCACCAAATCTTTGGGAGAAAATGTAAAGTCTCTATCATACTCATTATTCAATCCTAGAGTGACAAACTTGCCTAATTCTTCCTCGGGGTCGAACAGTTCAATCTTTGCCATATTTTCTCCAGGCGGAGTAGTATCGACTTTTTCGGAGACTTCGACCACGATTTCTTGTAGTGAATCTAAGTTCTCCTCCGCTGTAGAAAAAGCAATTGTTTCATCTACAAACGAATCTATTTGGGTTAGAATTTCGTTCTGTGTGAACTCATTCTTTTGATAATCTAGCAATGTCATTGCATCAATTTCGGTTTCTACTGACTCTATCGCATAGACCATTTCCTGTAGTTTGGAATCCCTAATCTCAAATTTTAAATCTTCAAAGGAAGGTAAATCTCCATATCTATCGACATGTGCGTTGATTATTTTCCATAGCGACTTATATTCTGAAGGCAAATAAAGTTCCTTCAGTTCTGTCCAAACTGCTATTTCGGAATTAGATAGTATCTGATGTAGTAAAGCCGAGGCTAGTGTCATATTTCTCCCAAAAATGAACGAAAAGAAAGGGCGAATGAACGCCCTCTCTTAATCTAGTTTAATTAGCTAACTGATTTTTCTTTTTTAGCTGAACCATCGTAGTCTGCACATGCTAGACCTCTTCTAGTAAGCATTGTTTTCACGCCTCTTACAGTTTTTCCGATTTCTTCTGCTATTTCGTCTACAGTTAAAGACGCAATTTCTAAGTCAACAAAAGGGTCTTGTTTGTTAGAGCCTTTAGTTACTTTTTGCTTAGGAATAGAGCCAATGTCTCCACTTCTAAGTAAAGAAAGAGCTTTACCTCTGATAGAGTTTACACTTCTATCTAAAGCTTCTGCAATTTCTTCTACGAATGAACCACCGTTTACCATATCGATAAATGTTGTTTCTTCGCTTTCAGAGTAAGTTCTAGGTGTTACAACTTTCTCTGCTGGTTTTACATGACCAGTAAGTTCCATAGATAAGATTTTACCTTGGATTGATTTTGCTGAGAAGTGTCCGCCTTCGAAATTCTCTGCGATTTCAGCGTATGTATATGTTCCGCTGTTGTTCTCTACAAAGTTCTGTAGAGTTGCTTCTTGTTCATCAGAAAACGCTTTGCTTGCTGATGATGAAGCTAATTCAACTTCATAGCCCATTTTTCTCAACTTTGAAGATACACTTCTTGTTGATGTCTCTAAGTCTTCAGCTGCTTCTGCAACTTGAGCTTGTGTGACTGGTCCTTCACCGACGAAGTTAACTAGTTGATCAGTTCTCTCGTCTGTCCATTTTGGTAATGCCATTTAATTCTCCTTTAATAGCTTTTTTAAGTTTGTTATTATCTTAACGCCTTTGTTTCTAGCATTGATAGTTTTAGAACTTTCAATACCACTCTCGTTAATCAGTATTGTAACGGCGTTGGTTACAGTACCTTTTACTGTATAGCCAGCTTTCTCAAGCACTGCTAAAGCAGCTGACTTATTCGGATAACTACTAAGTTTACCTGTGATACAGACGACTCCTTTACTCTCCTCTTTTACACTTTTTTGTTTCGTCTTGAAAGAGAAAGGTAGTGTGTTGTATTCATTCGGATAAAACTCATCTTGAATCCAGTTTATTAGATTCTGAGTAGCCTTAGGCCCCAAACCTGCTCGGTGACAACTATCCCAGTTTATACCTGAAATATCGTCTACAACTGCACAGAGTTTGGAAGAGATTGACTTACCGACAAGTGGTATTCCAAATGCTGGTAAAAGTTCCTCCAACCCAGATTCTGTAGACTTCTGTACTTCTAGATACAGTTTGTCAGCAATCTTTTCAGAATTCAGGCAGTCAGATATTTCTTCCCTCGATAAGGAGTAGAGATCGTGAAAATCCTGAATCTGTAGTTTCTGAATGGTTGAGGGGCCAAGACCTTTTATTTTAAGGTGTTTGGCAAAGCCCTCCACCTTCTTGTCCCACTTAGCAGGACAATGGTCATTCAAACAATACAGAATATCCTTGACAAGTTTTAGACTTGTGTTACAACTCGGACATTCTGTTGGTATTGTTATCATCTCTTATTCTCAAAATATACATATATTATACTAAGATTTTGACCATTTGTCAAGATCTATTTTTGGGGAAGTCCTGAAGAATTAAGGAAGAAATTTTGAAACACTCTGTATGTCCTCCAAACTTAATTTTTGGAGCATAGCTGTCATGCTTATACTTAGCATGAAGTTCCTGTTCAAACTTCCAGCAGTTATATATAGTATCGTGGTAAGTTCGTTGTATTCTTAAGTCGTAGTATTTAAATCCTCGACTTCGTTTGATTACGTGTCTCCAGTCTTTCCCACTAGCTATACCTACCTTGATACACTCTCGGTTCCATGTTTTTGTATTAACTAAAATTACGCCGTATAAAACTCCGTCCCGTTCTTTTTCAAGAGGACGATTATCGAAGTACGTTTGATTGTATACTCCTCCAGCCATTAAAATATATTAGATACAAAATTTTCTGCACAATTTTCAGCGTACTCTTCAGTATGGTTTACAATAACTCTATCTTCTTTCCATACTTGGTTTTCAAACAGCCTAACTACATACCCTTTTCTATGGGCATATATTTCTGCTCTTCTAGTATCACTTCTAAACTCGTGTAACTTTTTTCCTTCTACGATTTTTATACTCATCCTATCCTCTGTACAATTTGTGGTATTATCTTACCTGCTCTAATTACTTCCACATAGCACCCAATCTCTAAGTTAAGTGCTTCTATGATAGCTTTGTTATGTAGACTTGCTCTACTAACTAAAGCATCCTCTATCATTACTGGCTCTAGAATTGCAACTGGAGATACTGCACCTGATTTACCTACTTGCCATTCTACACCTAATAATGTAGTAACGACTCCTGGCTCTCTTTTCTTCAGAGCATACGCTCCTCTAGGGTGGTGACTAGTAAATCCTAAGTTGTCAAACTTTTGATTACTGTTTACTCTTATAACAAGCCCATCTTGAGGATAGTCCTCAGCTTGGTCAGCTATTGAAGTAACAGTATCAAATCCCAGTGATTCTATAAAGTCTAAGTCAGACTCATACGTTTCTGTAGGGTATACATTGATGCCATAGGCAATGAACCTTACGTCTCGAGTCATAAACTCATCAACACTTTTAAGGTTCAATGCTCCAGCGGCATAGTTTCTTGCATTGGGAATAGTTTTAGGGGAGACTACCTCTCCTGTTATTTGCATAGGAGCAGTTACAGGAAAGGAGGTCGGTAACTTCTTAGACATTAGTCTAGTGATATCCAATCCTTCTTTTCCATCTCCTCGTGTTAGTACTTTCTGTACTTTGCCATCTGCAATTAATATACTTATCGCGGCTCCATCAAACTTAGGTGTGACTACTGCACACGGAAAGTCAGGCGTATCTTCGCCTTCCCAAACTTTTTGTAGGGAAAACATTGGATATAAATGCGGGAACCGTTTTTCTGAGATATCAGAGTACCCAACATCCTCAATGTTTGCTAGGTTAAAGAGATGGTCATACATCTCATCTGACATAATAGGCGAACCTTTGTAGTATTCTTCTGATGCTTTTCTAACTAAATCTAAAATCATATCTATTTGCCTATGTGTTTGATGTCGTCTCTTGGTATAACTTGGTATGCACCTTTGTTATACGCAACAGCGACTGTATATTGTTTACTTACTTCCTTCTTGTATGAAGTATCCTCGGCAGGCCTATATGGTGAAGGCTCTGCACTTGGTATAGAGGGTGAGGAAGGCAGGGTATGATCCTGCACCTGTAGGCGAACCCACTGTCCTGACCGGTTAGACGACTTCCTCTTTGTCTTTAATCTGTTCTTTCTTTTACGCCCATGCTGGTCGTAGCTCATACTTCCTTTTAAAATCATAAGTATATTATACAGAGATTTTGGGGAGTTGTCAAGAACTATTTTATGATTGGTAAGTTTGGTTTATAAGGTCAGAAAACTCTCTTTCTAATATTTCTCTTGACTCCGCTAGAGAGATAATTTCTACAAGACCTTCAAAAAGACCTCTTGTGTTCTCAAAGTCAATAGACATAGCAATACCGTCCTTGCTAGGCTTCCATTCTTCATCAAAGTCTTGATAGTATTTACGAAGATGTAGATACTCTTTGCCCCTAAAACTGTTTACTACTAGTCTTACTTGCTCCGAGTTATCTTCATTGATTGAAATAACTTTTTCATATTTTGCTGGTGCCTCATACAGGTTCATTTCTAATCACCTTATTTAAGGGTACAATACTTGTTACATTATCTGGCACAAGTATTCTGTAGGAATCAGTGTCCCAACAAAAACATAATACAGTGTGTTGACCGCTTTTTGCCCTAGTTTTCTTCGATTGTATGTATTTATTGTCAAAATCTATAGTACACACGTTATACTTCAACTTGCGACTATTTTGACTTCTGTAAGTAATTATTGCGTCGCCTGCTCTGTCCATCTTTTCAATGAACTCTTTCTTTTTCATATAGCTCCTTAGTTAATAGTTGAAAATTTTCTTCTTTTTAACTTAAGGTCAATATTTTAGATACAAAAATACCCCGAGCTAGTCGGGGTACAAACAATTACTCGTTTATTTTGTTGATAAGGTCAGCAAAATACTGTGCTGCTTTACCAGTTAGTTTTTCAACTATAGAACTGTCTACTTCATGACCTGCGTCACTAATAGCAGATGACAATGCATCTTGAGCGTCAGCTTTTGATACTCTTGTTCCACCTGTTGAACCACCTGAAGCCTTGGCTGCTGGTGTTTTCTTGACATAGACGCCAGCCTTAGTAAGAATCATTCTGACTCCATTAGGTGTTTGTCCTAGTTGCTCAGCAAT